CAGTCCACCACCGACAGAGAGGAGCTTGCCCGCCGCGCCAGCAAATGTCTTGCCGACGCGCGCGAAGTCGGTGTCGGTCTTCTTCGTCGTGCCAGACAGGACTTTCAGCTTCGCAGCGGTCTTGACCGCCGTGTCACCGATGTCCTTGAGTTTCTTCTCAGCACCGCGGTCACGCGCGAAGATGTTGATCGCGAGATCAGCTTTACCGGCCACTTCGCACCCCCCGATGCCTCACCGTCGGCGCGCTCGCGCCGCCTGCATGTCTTGCGCTATCTGGTCCACACACGCTGCGAACAAATCGAACTCGTCGACGGTCAACAGATCGACGTCGCGGGGTGTGAGGTGGAACTGATGTGCGAGCGCGGGTAGATACCGCGCCCGCCGCACGCTCAGGTCGTCTTCTTGCCCTTGGCTTTTCCCGACCCCACGGGCTCACCGACGCGCTCGATGCCGATGCCGAGCAAGTCGAAGTCCAACGAGTCGAAGTCGACCTTGTTTCCGGCGCGCGTGTACGCGAGCCACACGAGGGCCGCGAACGAGATCGCGTCGAGCTCCGCCAAGCCCTCCAGGACTTGCTTCGTCGTGTACCCGGTGGCGCGCTGCAACGCGATGGCCTCGCGAATGGACAGTGTGCCCATGTCGACGTCGTACGTGTCGCCCTCGACGGTCAACTTGAACCGAGAGTCGTTGCTCATGTGTTCGTCCTTCTCGCTATCTCGTCGACGACCTCTGCGAGGACTCGTCGCAACTTGGGGGTGACGACCATGTCGGCCGCCTCTGCCGGGCCGTCAAACCATCCTTTTGAGACGGTCTGAGTGACCCATCGTTCGCGGTCCCCGAACACGGGGTGCCGCCACTTGCCGCGGTTCATGTACCGCGCGAACGGGCCGCCCTCGCTGCCGCGCGCGGGCGTCGTCAGGATGCGGATACCCGCGCGTTTCTTGCTGCGGTTATTGATGGCGATGCGGGTCCGACGCGACGCCGACGTCTTCCACTCCGACGGCGCACCCGCGAGCCCGCGCACATTGCGGCGCTGCGCGGCGATAATCGGTTTACCCGCCTCACGGATGCCCTTCCGCAAGCGCTTGTTGAGGTCCTTGTTACCGGCGTCGCGGAGTGCGCGCCCGAGCTCGACGAACCCCTTCGCGTCGATATCCACAGTGGCCTACGTGAACGTGCCGATGGTGACGACCCCGTCGACCTGGAACTCCGCGCTCCACGGGACCTTGTCCGCGACGGACGCGTCCACTGTGTAGCTCGTGACCCAGCACTCGCCGGTGAGCTTGACCGCGCCGCTCGCGTTTCCAGCCGGGCCGTACTCGAACGAGATCGGTGTCTCGGACCGGTAGACGCCGGCGAGGACCGCGTGCAGACCGGTCGACTCGGTGTTGTCCCACGACCCGCCCGCGCTGAACGTTGCGTTGACGAGGCCCGCGATCCATCGCGCGCCCTCGTCACCGAACGCCGTCACCTCGGACAGGTTCCGGGCACCTGGTAGACCCGACACCGAGTCCGTGTACGGCCTGATGTTGGTGATCGTGCCACCCGAGTTGTCGAGCCCGAAGTACGCCTTCTTACCGTGTGTGAATGCCATGGCTGGCCCCTCCCTTAGCGCCGCGCCACGGCGGCGGTGAACGTGAACGACGGCCCCGTGCCGCCGAGCTCCCATGTGATGCGGATGTGCTGCTCGACCGCGCCCGCGACGAAGACCCGCTGCGCGCCAACGGCTGTCGCCTGCGCGAACGCGCCGATGTCGGCCCAGGTATTGCCGTCGGCCGATTCTTGGACGGTGACGTCGAGCGTCGAGGTTGTTCCGGCTACGGCGGTCACGTGCAGGTGCGCGACGATCCCGCCCGCCGTCGCAGCGCCATCGTCGGCACCCGCCGACTCGCCCGACACGGTCTCGACCGTCAGATCGTGATGCGACCGTCCCCAGTCGACGCCATCATCAGGTTGGCTCTCGAATGTGCTGTTCACGGTGTCCGAGATCGACGCGTCGACGGCGTACGTCTGCCCGAACGCGTGCGCCATGAACGCGAACCCGCCCGTCCCGAACCCTGCGGGCGCGATGGTGACGATCTGTGGGTCGTCGGCGGTGAGTGCGGCGCCGAGCGACCCGTGTGGGGTCGGGTCGAACCGGCATCCGATCGACAGCGTGCCGTTGAGTAGACCGGAGGTGAACCGGTTGCCCTCGTCGGTGAACACGGTCGCCTCGCCGAGGCCCTTCGAACAGGACATGCCGACCTGGTGCGCGTAGCCCGAGAACGGCAGCCCGTCGACGACGAGCCTCAACTTCTTCGAATGAACGAAGCTCACGACGTGGCCTCCTCGTCTGCCGGTTCGATGACGCCGCGCTCGACGAGCCACGGCACCGACGGCCCCTTGAGGTCGTCGACGACGTCGCCCGCCTCGGCGCGCTTGACGCCGTCAGCGGTCGGGTAGTGCATTCCACGCAGGACACGCCACACACGACCCGTGGTCTCCTTACGTCGTGCCACTTGCCGTCACCTCCACAGTGAGCTGTGCACCGAGGTACCCGACCCCGGCAAGATCATGGATGCCGACCCGGTCGAACCCGGACACCTCGTAGAAGTGCGCCCCGGCCGCGCTCGGCGCGGGATCGGGGCTGTCGGTGAGCGCGGCGATGATCGATGTCGCGCCCGACCCGTCGAGGTACGCCGCCAACAGGTCTTGCCCCGTCCTAGTCCACCCCTTGCTCACATAGAGCTGCACGATGAACGTGAGGTCGTCGGAGCCGCGGCCCATCGTCGCGCCGTACACGCCGGACGCCGGGTAGACGACGGCGGTGGGGGGCGCGACCGCGTCACGGGCGTACCCGAACGCTCTCAGGCCGCCGACTCCGTCGAGGCGCTCGGCGATGTCGGCCGCGATCTGGAATACGTCACCCATTACGCCACCAGCACGGGGTATCGGACGTACGGGGCGAGCATCGCGACGACGCGCGGCGAGACCTTACCGATTCTCACGGCCCCGAACTCGTCCCCGCCTTTGATCCCGAATGGAGCGTCTTTGAGATTCGCAACCTCTTGCGCCACAACGAGAGTCGCCTCGCGGACCGGCGCAGGAACAGCCGTCCACCCCCATACGGCAGTCACCGCGACCGTGCCACCACCGGGCATGCATCGGGCGCCAGTCGCCGTCAGACGCGACACGGGCCACCCCGGCACACCGTCGACGACACCGTTCAACGGCGCAAGGTTGTAGTCGACGCCCACGACCCAGGTGCGGCCGTCAACGGTGACGGCGTCAACGGTCACGGCGTCGTCGATGTCCACCCACCACGGAGTAGCGACACGGTACGTCCGCATCGACGCCGCCGCAGCAGCGTTGAACTGTCGGCCCGTTCGCGCCTCGACCTCGCGGGACGCGGTGGCGAGCGCGTCGGTGAGCTCGACGTCGTCGACCGTATCGCCGATCGCGAGCCGCGACTTCAGGTCGGCAAGCGTCGCGTACGGGTCACCGATCATCGTCGGCGACCTCGTCAACGTCGCCGTCCGTGGACTCGTCCTCGTAGTCGTCGTCGACCGTTGGCCCGTCGGCCTTGACGACTGGCGCAGCGCGGCGGGTCACATCGATACGCACCTCACCAGGCGCTCGCGTCGCCTGCTCGACGCCGTCACCGGCATCGACGAAGAGCGTTTCGCGGCCGGTCACGATCGGGTCGGAGGCGGCCACGATCTGCCCCGTCGCGACGACGACGCCGCGCGCCATGAACCCGGACACGCAACGCAGGTATGCCCCGTTGGTAGCCTGCTTCGATTTCTTGGCCCTAGCCATGATGGATGCTCCTATATGCACAGAGAGTGGGCCGGGGGTCCCCCGATCCCCCGGCCCCGGGGATGGCTTACGCGGTCGTCGGGATCGACAGCATGCGGAACCCACGGTCGTTCACCGAGTCCGCGCCGACGCGCCAGTACGCGTAGAACCCGCGCTGCCCCGACGGGCGATTGTTCCCGGTCGCGAACAGGTGCGGGACGAGCTCCATCGAGAACCCGACGCGGTCGACGATCCAGTAGTTCGCGAAGTCGCCGAACACCATGACGAAGTTGTCAGCGGTGGCGGCGGCGTCGATGACGCCCTTCATCGCGGACGCCTCGTACGTCGGGTATCCCATGAGCTCGCGGGGCCGGTCCGGTCCCAGCGACACCCAGAAATCCGAATTGGATGTTCCGCCTGCGCGGCGGATCGCCTGGTAGATGCGCTTGTTCGCGATGAACGACGCCCGGGCACTGAATCGCTCCGGCAGTTCCTCGACGAGCTTGTAGACGTCGGCGAGCGCGAACGTCTCGGCGGTGGCGGGCGCGAGCTCGTAGACGGTGCCGTCGAGTGCCGTCGTGATTCCCGTCGGCTGGCTCGATCCGGTGCCCGAGATGAACGCGGTCGCTTCGAGGTTGTCGCGGCCTTCGGCGAGCAGGGCAGCGATGTCCTGAGTGAAGTTCGGGTAGTCCTGGCTGATCTCGATCGAGAACGGGATGAGCCCCTGTGCCTTGTGGACTGGAATGTCGATGTTGGCGAACGTCGTCGAGTCGTCGGAGACCTCACCGGCCTCACCGTCCCACGAGAACGAGGCCGCGGTCGACGAGACCGTGCGCAGCGCGTCGGTAGTGATCGTGCGGGTCGTCGCGATCCGGCGGAGCGGGTTCGTCGACCCGTCCGAGTTGTGGATGAGCGTCGGGTCGACCGGAAGCGGCACGGCGTACCCGCCCGCCGCGTCGGTCAACGACATGGCGCGCTGCAACGTCTGCATGGCGCCGATGTCCTGCCCGCCGCGCATCGCGGCGCGCATCGCCGACGACCACGCCCGCGTGTACTCCGGCGACGACGTCGCGACGATGTGCGCGGCGATCTTCCGTGCAGAGCGGGCCGCCTCGTCGTCGCCCTCGACGTCGAGGCCGTCGATGAACCTCGTGATCGAGGACCGCGCGGCGTCGTCGATGCCGCGGACGTGCTCGACGGCACCGAGCGCACGGTCGCGCAGTTCGGCCCCGCCGCGCTGCGGCGACTCACTGTAGACGGATCGGGTGACAGCGTCGAGGTCCCACGGGTTGCGGCGCGCGGGCGTCGGGATCCCGTTCGGCTCGCCGAGCGGGTCGTGCGTGCCTCGCTCAGTGTGGCCGGGGATCGCGGCGAGTCGCGCGATCTCGGCCCGGCGGGCCTCACGGCGCTCGTGCTCGGCCGCCATCCGGGCCTCGACGGTCTCGCGCTCGGTGACGAGCGCATCAAATCGGGCCTGCTGCTGCTCGTCGAGGGCGGCGTCGCCGGCGTCAGTGTCGATGGTGCGCAGCTCGTCGACGATCTCGGCGAGGCGCTCAGGGTCAGTCGTCATTGTTACTCCCGCAGGAATGCGTAGAGGCTGTGCCGCCTCTGCTTCGGACTCATTCCCTGCGGGTGACCTTCGACGGCCGACGCGCTGGTTAGGCTGCTCGCGGCCCCGGCTTCAGCCGGGGTGCGGATGGCGCGCACGCGCGCCTGCAAATCATCGTATACACGAGGCGTGCGGGTCCGCACCTGCTCGTAATACGAATCGGTCAATCCACGAACACCGGCGGTCGCGCTCGGCGACGCCGGGAACGTCACGGGCCCGAACTCGTAGAGTCGAACCTCTTTGATCGTGCGCTCGGGGATGCCGTCCGGGTTGTGCTCGGACCGTCCGGGCTCGTCCGCCCACTCATCCCGCAACACCCTGAACTTGAACGACGACCCGTAGGCCCCAGCGCGGAGCCCCGGCAACAGATCGCGCACATAGGACGTGTCGAACAGGTCGACGACGCCGAGCGCGGCGGCGGGCTCTTCGCGAAGGTCGGCGATGCTCCCCAGTATCTTGTTGCCGACGGACGGGTCCATCCCGTGGTCATAAAGGACTTTGATCGAGCCGCGGGACTCGCGCATGGTTTTCGTGAACGCCCCCTTGGCGACGCGCTCCATGAACTGACCTTCGAACCACGAATCAATCTCGTACCACGCGCCGAACACGCTGAATCGAACGTCCATGACGCCCACACCGTCGGTATCGGTCGTCGCGACGTCGGCGCGGGCGGCCGTCGCCCTCACGACGTCCATGTCGCGGATCGTCTCCATGTTCATGCCTCCCCTTCGCCGTCGTCGGCGGTGTCGTCGACGACGAGTTCGCCATCGATCACGGCGTCGTCATCGGTCGTATCGGTGTCTGTGGCGTCGGGCGGTTGCAGCTGCACACTGAGTCGTCCCGTATGGACGAGCAGCGTGAGGTCTTCTGCGACGATCGCGTCGCGTGAGCTCTCGGGAGTCCACCCGCCGTCGGTGAGCTGCCGGATGCTCGCAACCTTGCG